TTTACAGGAGTGACTGCGACAACCTGCCCCGCTACTTCAAGGGCTAGGCAGTTCTTGGAAATAACCATCTCTACCCCTCCCTGGAAATCTACTGTTTTATCCTGCGTTAACTCCCCTCTACTCCGACCTGTAATTGGGTCGTCATTTGGTCTGAATATTGGCCTAGAATACCATATACTTTTATTGCGAACTCTCTACTTCCGCAGGCTAGCATAAAAGGCATATCGAAGCAGTGCCATTTGTTAGGATCTATATCAGATGCTCTCTCTTGCCATGATGACTCAAAAAACTTAACTTCTTCCGCAGTCAACTCTATACCTAGTCGTTCTTGTATTTGGTGAATGGATAAATTACCTAAGAAAACACTCATCTTCTACCCCTCCTAAGAGGGCGGATTGACCGCCCTAATCTACTTTGATACTGAACTCGTCACCCTCAGCCTCTACAACCGTTATGCCTTCGACTAACTCACCAGTTTCTTTGTTGACTACCTTATAGCCATCAATCACTAACTGCTTTTTTAACTCTGCCCAGTCTAGCGACTCTTTTACCTTCACGAGTCCTAGAGGCCGGGCTAATTCCATCAACTTCTCATCGTCTCTCTCTAACTTCGCAGGCTTCTTTCTCATTTGCAACGTACCGAAAGGCAACTTATATGACTTCTTGCCATTCAACTTCTCGCCCAGGTTGAGGTAATACTCTTGAAGCTTGACAGTGAAGAACGCTACAGAGGAAGCCTCTTTATCGTCTTGCTCCTGCTGCCATGTGCGAAGACGGTCAATCTCTCTCTGCACGAAGGCTGCTCTTTCTGCTTGCTGTTCTTGAAGGTGTTTGATCTTTCTAAGGCACCAACTAGCTTCGTCATCCGAACGTACCCGCCAGCTTTCATCTTGAGGCTGAAATTGCTCATCCAGGAACTCGTTAAATTCTTGCTCAAGCAACGCCATCTTTCTGACCCTCCTTTATCTTAGTGACAAGAGCTCTAGCACCAGCTATCTTCTCGTCGCTCTCCAGCTGTTTCATTAAAGTATTAAAAACGTTGTCGGGAATGTCTTTCCATTTAGTTTCTTTCTTGAGTTGGAATTTAGCTGTTTCTTCTGCGAGAATTTGTAAGTCCTCTAGGTCGAATCCTGTTTCAGCGGCTTTATCAACATACTCTTGCTTAAAGTCTCTTTTTTTAGTTTTGCTAAGCTCGGCCTGCCCTGCGTCGATTGCATCTGACTCAACCATGTCAAGTGCTGCCATGTATAAATATCTTCTCTGGTATGTTTCTACTGCTCCTAGATTTTGAATTGGGTGGCATCCTTTTAAGTCTGCGTCCTCCATAGGTGATGTTACAACAACAACTTCATCTGGCTTTTCGATGTTTATTACAGTCAAGGTAGCTAGCTCTCTAGTGAAGCTTACGTAAGAAAACAGCTTCAGCTCTAAGAAGATGCTGTTGACGGTTGGCTGGAAGTCCCCTAGTTCAAAGTAATCGTATTTGCTGAATACGTTTTTGCCGGTTTTCTTCAAGTTTTTCCCCTGCAAGCGAACTTTTGCTGTCTGCAATTTCTCGAATACGTTCACACAATCTCTCCTCTCTGGCTTTCGCCGACGCCCCCGAAGGGCGTTTCGACCAGTTACCATCTGGTACTCATCAGGGCGAGGTGAAAAAGTTGACTGCGTTATCCAACCTCTGTGACAGCTCATTTTTACATCCATCTGCTTTGCGGTCAGCTCTCTCTTTGCGGATGTTGCCTACACCTTCTAAAATATCTTTTGCGAGTAGCTCTAAGTCTTCGGCCGTGCCTATGATCGAGAAGTTGCTGCCCCAAACTGTGACGGATTCTTTTCCGTTCATGCTAATGTCACCAAAATACACTTCTTCGCCTGCGTAAAAAATCGTAGCTGATACTCTAGCTGTCATTTTTGTACCTCCTCTAAGTCGTAACCTACCTTATAAGCAATTTCTTCAAGCAGCTTAATCATGGCTTCCTTCGCACCTCTGATTGTTAGGTCGCCTAGCTCCCAAGAGATATAGCTATCTGGGTGCGAATCCTTGCTGCCTCGGACTTTGACGCTCTCGCCTTCATATAAAATGTCAATCTCTCTTTGCACCTTTACCCCTCCTACGCTGCTAATAGGACTGTGGTTCCAAACTTCATAACCTCAACTACACCTTTAGAACCTGCCAAGATTTTGTCTACTTTCTGAATCATCTCATTTTCGTCATTAGCGTAACCTTTAAACTTTCTAATTCCGCTCGAACAAGTAAGATAAATTTTATACATTTCTTTCCCTCCTGCTTACTCTTTGTTCGCTATCAGTTAACATCAAACGTTATAAAATAGCCGTTTCTTTCGGCTCTGGTTATATTATAACGCATAGCTAACTGAATGTCAACTATAAGTATAAAACTTTTTCTTGCGTTCGTATAACTATTAGTGTAAAATGACTTTACAAGGGGTGAACAAAATGGAGCTAGGGGACATTGTCAGAAAGCTAAGGCTACAAAGGAATATGACTATAAGAGATTTAGCCGACAAGACTAATCTCAGTTACGCATATATAAGTCAGATCGAAAACGGAAAAAGGACACCGACGGTTGAGACTTTGAATAAACTCGCCGATGCTCTAGGGGTGACGGTGCAATATCTGATTGACGCACCTAGGTCGGAGGAAATAGAAAAAGAAGATGAGCTATTTTTAGATATGATAAAATCCACTCCTGCTATGCGGGATATTTGGGATCAGATCAAGGACCTCTCGGAAGACCGCCAAGCAGAAGTGGCGAGAGTGATACGGCTTTGGAGGACGTCAAACAATATATAAGAAGGAATAAGCGCTCCCAAGGCGAATATTGTAAGCGAACATATATTCGGAGGTGTCGCTTGTGAAAATTATCTCCGTTATTATCGGGCGCAGTGTACTTATTATTGTTATAGAAAAGGAAGAAAGTGGACAAGATAAGAAAAAGGGGGTTGTGGTGTGAGGAAAATATGCGTTCTAATGCTGGTTTGTCTGCTGGCAGTTTCGGCGTTGGCAGACATAAGAGGTATTCATTGGGGCAACTCAGAAGAAGAGGTTAAACAGGTAGAGACAGCTACGTTTATGTGGGCAAAGACAGAACCTAGCTTTATCGATGTAAAAACAAAAATTGACTCTACGGTGTTGGTCTATACAGACACTATGTTTGATTGCCGAACAAATATATCTTATTATTTTTGGGAAGATCAAATGTATGAAGTAAGTTTAATAATTCATCTATCCGACCTGATAGATGATGACAGGTCCGCTCTAAAAAAAGCCATATTCAACAGCTTGGCTGAAAAATATGGGAAAAGCGTACGCATTCTAACCGCCGAACTATGGGACACAGAACAGCTAAAGATAAGATATGCGCCTTTAGCAGATGCTTGCATCATAACTTACACACATAAAGCTATAAGTAATAGTAAGGATAAAGCCATAGCTAAGCTAAAGGAAGAAAAACTCAATAAGGTAATCAACCAGGACGACCTCGATAAACTATAAGCCTCCCTTCGGGGAGGTTTTCTATTATTTATTAGTTATTAATTATTATACATTACCTATTAGTTATTAATTATTATACAAGCCCTCTTATTATTTAATAGCTATTAGCTAATAGATAATATATAATAGTTGCTAGGAGGTGGCTACAGTGAGAATTATTTCCATTAGCAATCAAAAAGGCGGCGTCGGAAAGACAACTAGTGCGATCAATATCGCTGTTGGGCTGGCTAAGAGAGATAAAAGGGTGTTGGTGATCGATTCTGATCCCCAAGGTAATGCAACGACTGGCTTTGGGATTGATAAGTACAAACTGCAAAAAAGTATGTACCATGTTTTAGTGGAGGATGACTTCCCCCTAGAAAAAGCTATCTTACCCACAGCAGAAGGCGTAGACATAGTACCAAGCAACATTCAATTATCTGGTGCAGAGATCACCCTTTTTCAGATGATGAGCAGAGAATTAAAGTTAAAAGATGCACTTTCTAGGATGAGCAAAAAGTACGACTATATTATTATTGATTGTCCTCCGTCACTTGGTCTATTAACTATTAACGCTTTCGCCGCATCGACTGATGTGTATGTGCCAGTAGATTGCTCTTACTACGCCTTAGAAGGAATAGTCGAGCTTACTAACACGATCGACCAGGTAAAGAGAGCCATCAATCGTAATTTGGCTATAACAGGAGTATTTTTGACTATGTATGATTCTAGGGAAAAAATTACTAAAGGGACTGAGGACCAGACGAGGGCTTTTTTTGGAGACATTGTTTTTAAGTCAGTCGTGCGAAAGAATGTAAAAGTGAAAGAATCGCCCTCGGCAGGCCAGTCCGTTATTGGTTATGAGCCTAGCTCTAATGGGGCAACAGACTATCAAGCACTAGCAGATGAAATAATTTCTAGGGAGCAATAAAAATGGCAGATATTAAAGAGCTACTTTCTAATAATCCACTATTCGCTAATGCTAATCGAAATGCTTTATTAAGCAAAGATGACCCAAAAGAGGAACAGAGTCACCTAGAAGGGTTTGATACCGTCTCTGGCATACAGACATTATTTGAGGCCAAAGCCGAAACCTGGGGAGTGACTTCACAAGAAGTGTGTCGAGGAGCAGAGTATGTACTAAATGAGATAAGCAGTAAGCTAGATAGACCATACCGTCGAGGCAACATGACAACAGGCAATATATGGAATATAGCCATGTTGGTGTTAGGAGAGGTTGTGCGAACTCTGCCAGACGGCTGGGAGAGCCATCTGAAAGGGTTGTCGGAGAAAGAATTGTACCAGGAATTGATTAAGTTATTAATTAATCACCTACGTTCTATTAGTTAATAGCTAATAAGTAATAGCTAATATATATTAATTAATGTATAATAAATTCAGAAAACAACTTGACAAAGACAGTTTTAAATGGGAAAATGAGGACAAAGAGAAAACCACCTAGTTAGCCGCTAGGTGGTTCTGGTACTGATGTAATATCTAAGTTGTGATGATATTGTATCATGTACCCTCTTAAATTGCAAGGGGGTATTTTTATGTCTTTTTTCAACACCGTTAGAGAATTGGTTAAAGCTGGTCGTATCTCTCAACAGTCGGCATATCTCGCTCAACTAATCGATGCTGGGGTGCGTACCAAAGAAGAGCTTGCAGTCGAAGTCGGGAAGTCGGTTCGAACGGTGGAGCGTCAGCTAAAAGAACTGTATTCAGTCGGTGTAATTGAGAGTGTAGAGGGCTTGTTGATAACTGCGACAAAATTGTCGGTAGATCAGATCAATATATCTATATATAATAATATAGATACTATAGACGAAAACGTCGTATCGATAACGGCTCGCCTTCTATCTTCTTCACCTCAACGCATAAGGCAAGCTATCAGAAACGCCAGAGTAGACGATCCTGCTATGATCGAAGAAGCTGCGAGAATAGCTATAATGAGGAAGCCTCGCTCTTTAGTTGGATATTTCTGTGCTGTGCTTAGAAACATGAGAAACGCCATTACAGAAACTGTAGAAGATGTAGCTTTCGTTTGGGAGGATATTTGCGAGCAAGTTAAGCCACTTTTAGGGAAAGCGTCTTATAATAATTTATTTCTAAAAGCGAAGTGTGTTAAAAAGTCTGGCAAGTTATACATACAAGGGGCAACTGCGTCTACTTTGTGGCATCTTTACAGCGATCTCTTGCAATCCTTTGGAATATCAGGGCTTCTAGCTGGGAGTACGCTACAGAAAGCGATTTAACGCATTTTCAGAAGACAAGCTATAGGATTATACCTGTGAGGTGTTGAATTTACAGCGAACACCTGTTCTCTCTTCATAAATAGCCAAATTTTAGGACATGCTCCGCCTACCCGCGGGGCTTTTTTATTTTATATAAATTATTTTGGGTTTAAAACTTTAAGTGTGGAATAACGATAATTTTGTTCTTTGACAACTGAATAAAAATGTTTATCTTAAAATAACTTTAAGTGTGGAATTGTAACTTTAAATGTGGTACAATACTCCTATAGAATCTTATAAAAAAGTAAATCAAAGGAGATATTAAAAATGAAAAATGAAGGATTTGAAAAACTCTGGAACAATGGTTCTGATGCACTTTATGATCCACAAAACACAATGGAAATATTAAAAAATTTCAATGATGCTATACATGGTTTGTATGCTATAGGTGGTGAAGAACAATATATTTTCAATGTACTAAATACATCTACTCCTATAATTAAAGAGTATGAAAGATTGACAAAAAGCATGGGAATAAGTTTAACAGATGTTGCAAATACGCTTGAAATAATGAGAAACCTTATATTTGGAGATTGTTTTAATTGGGTTAGTGTTTATAACGAATTTAAAGAATTTCATCAAAATAATATTAATTCCCAAAATAAGGAGTAGACATCATGAATCAACTCAATTTACCAGAATTCAGAGTACTTAAAGTGGAAGAAAACGAACAAAAGGATTTAAAGTTCACTGTAGAAGCCATTAGACCCATTGCATCCTGTCCTGAATGTGGCAATGAAGATTGCTATAAACATGCCCCAATGGAACGCTTTGTAAGGGATTTAAACATGTTCAATCAGCGTGTTGGCATAGTAGTAAAAGGTAATCGATATAAATGCAAAGAATGTGGAAAAACTTTTACAGAGCAATTCCATTCAATAGATGATAGAGATAAGATAACTTTACGCCTTAAAGAGCATGTCATGAGTATTTCATTAAAAGAACCTTTTGCTAAAATAGCAGAAACATATGCGATATCTCCTACAACAGTTAAGCGTTTATTTAATGAGTATGTTGCAAAGCAAGAGCAAACAATGATATTTGAGACACCTCGTGTACTTGGTATAGATGAAGTTCATCTTAATAAACAGATGAGAGCAGTATTTACTGACATTGAAAGATTAAAGGTGCTCGAGATGCTCCCTAAACGCAACAAGAAAGATGTAATAAAATTTCTATCTCAAATACCAGATATTCATAAGGTAGAAGTCGTCACTACTGATATGTGGCAACCTTATAAAGATGCTACTATCGAAACTATGCCTAATGCACACTTAGTAATAGACAAATTTCATGTCCTTCAGTATGCTAATAGAGCATTAGACAGCACAAGAAAGGCTTTTAAGGATTCCCTTACTACTAAACAGCGTAGGCAATTAATGCGAGATAGATTCGTGCTTTTAAAGAATAAAGAAGACCTAACTGTTGCCGAAAAAATGAATCGTGATATTTGGTTTTCTACATTTCCTACACTTCGCACTGCTTATTATATCAAGGAGAATTTAAGAGACATGTATTTATGTGAAACCAAATATCAGGCTACTGAATATTTTAAGGTATGGAAATCTTCTATACCAAATGATATGAAATTTTTTCTTGAAATTGCTACTATCATTGATAACTGGCACACAGAGATATTTAACTACTTTGACCATAGAGTAACTAATGCCTTTACAGAAAGTATTAACAATCTAATTAAACATATTGAAAAGCGTGGCAGAGGATATTCTTTTGAGGTATTAAGAGCAAAAGTATTATTTGGCACAAATGCAACAATTCGACCAAAATATGATAAAGATAATGGTTATAATCGTATTGGTAAAATTACTATGAATTCATTTGATTTTAGTAACTTTGACTATTCTGAACCACAACTTAAAGAAGGATTCGGTGTGTCCGTTCCACAATTACTTAATGTTATTGAAAGAGATGAATTTTAGTTCATCTCTTTTTATATACCACAGTTAAAGTTATATATCCATTATTTTTAAATATCTGTGCATTTGTGCTTGACTACATACGCACGTCATGTTATAATGAAATCAGAAAGAGCGAGGGGGAGAAGAAAAATGACAAAAGAGTTAAGCCAGCTAGAATTGAGCCACGCCAGAACAATAAAAAACAGTTTAATAGAAGTAACGACTGAGTTTATAAATAAAGCAAAAGCAATGAACCACCCGCAAGCAGCATTGTTTGAAAAAGTTTTGGTGTTCCTAGAAGAAAATAACGACCCACAATGGTTCCTAGACCGCAGGAGAGAGACACAGCAAAACATTCTTCAGCAAGTAGCCAGAACAGTAGTTAATAAATAAACCGAGGGGCCCAGCGCCCCTCTAAGGAGGAAAAGCAATGGTTAAGACTAAGAGAATTAATGTGTTGATTAGTGAAGATGCTTGGTTAGCGGCTAGGCTAGCCAGTGTCAAAGAAGGGTTCAAAATGGAAGCGACTTTGGGCGAACTTCTCGAAGAGCAAATAAAATCAAGATGGATGTCAGATTATGCCCGCGTTGTTGAGCATGAAGGAAAAGAGTTTTATACAAACGTGGAGGACGAGAATAAAGCTAACGAAATACTGGTTCACGATGACGGCGGTTGGTGGCTACTTGACATCAGTTCTTACGCTTGGGAAGACGCAGAGGATATTATCTCTGCAGTCATGGATGAGTTCGAGGCGGGCCGGTGCGAGCAGGTAGGGCTAACGACATACGCCTACCTATCACTGCCGAAGCTAAACAGCTACGAAGGTGAAAACCTGTGGAACGATGTAATCGAGGGACTCGCCGGAGCAGATTGGGACGCGAGTTGCGAGGCAAGCAACGATAGCACAGTAGTCGTGTTCGAAGATGGCTCTAGAGCTGAGTGGGATGTCGTGAGTCAAGAATGGGTAGAGGCTTAGATATGATGGACTTACCAGATTCAGTAGAAAAAGTTTATAGGTTACACATGGCGAGCATGGGCGCTGATGAAAGAGCCAAGTACGAGGGAAAAATCTCGAGTGTGGAGTGGGACCAGGAAGAACAGGTTTATGTCGTCCGCTTCGAAAACGGCGACTGGTGGCATTATGACGTTGTGAATAACACTTGGTACTAAAAAGGCGACCTCTCGGGGTCGCTCTTTCTATTTCAGCTTCTCAATATCCGAAAAATCCTCTCGCACCTGTATCACCTTCAGTCTAGCATCACCTTTTACGTTTCTGTTGCTTATAACTATCAGCAGAGGGAACACAGGGTAGTGATTCCTCTCTACCCAAAGAGTAGAACAAAAAAGAGACACCCCTAAGGATGTCTCCGTTTCATATCTTCTATAACTTTGTTTAATAATTCATCTCTCTGTGTTTTCCCTTCAGCAATCCACTTATCAAAGATTGCGTCTGTTTCCTTTTTGGCTCTCTCAAAGATGCTCCTTCTTTACTTGTTCTTCCATTACTGCAACAGCCATGCCTTTGTCGCCAGGCAAAGGGTCATAGCCATATTTCTCTCTAAATTGCTTAATAAACCGATCCATGAACGGATCGAACTTTTCATAACCCTTCAGTAATTGAGCCTTCCCCTGTTCCTCGGCGAACTCGTACGAATCGACAGCTATTTCAGCAATTCCTTTCAGCCACTTGTGCTTAACAAATAACTTGCCTAGGTAAAACAAAAATAGCGTAACAATAGCACCCTGTACAGGTGCCAAAGAGAGGATAAACCCTATAATCTTAAATACTTTCACTTAATCACTCCTTATAATCATTACCTGTTCTCATCATCTCAGCCAGCCTGCGACCTCGCCGTCCGACCTGCCTAAACCAAGCAGAATCTTCCATTTCCTTCGCTGCTTTTTGATAGTCCTTCACAGCTAAAGCACGAATCATGTTCTGGAATCTAGAGAAGCCGCCTATACCGAGATTAAACGCCATGTCGATACATACTTTTTGACGCACTGGATCAAGGTACGTAAACCATGTGTATTTAGCGGTTAGGGAGTCGATAATCTGATAAATGTCGTTACGTAGCAGATAGAGTGCTTCGTCATTGGTGATACCTCGATCTTCCAAGTTCCTGCCCACTCCGATAGTCCATTTGCCAGCAGGGCATTTATAGACTTTAGTTCTTAGCCCCTCGTGCAGGACAAGTTGCTCCTCAATAGTCTTGATAAGTCACCACCTCCTAAAAAAGTTTGGGTATTTCTTTAATCCCAAACATTACGACCATAAGTCCGCCAAATAAAAGAAGAAGCCCGAAAATGAGCTTCCACATTTTATCGTTATACTGCTTATCTCTATCGGAAAAGTATTCTTTCAGTTCTGCCAAGTCACTCTTAGTCGCAGATTGTTTGACCTCAGCTTTAATCTCTGCAATATTCGCTTCAACGTTGTCAAGTCGATTCTCGACTCGGGTTAACCTCTCGGGGTATTGCTCCACCTCAATCACCTCAATAAAAAAACAGCCGTATGGCTGTTAGTAAAATGTTTTCAGTCGGCCGAATCCAGCGAACCACTGCCCCCTTTTCTGTTCAGAAATAGACCAAGTGTCGATAACTACTTCTCCGTAATAGCTAGACGCGTTAAGGAACTCGAACTCTTTATCGTCAATCCATTTGACAAACAGTCCGCAGTGAGTCATACGCTCTGTGTCGTACGTAATAAAAACTATGTCACCTGGTTTTACGTTTTTGTTATCTACTAAAACTATATTATATTTATATAACTGAGTTGCGTTTACATCATCGCAAAGAGTGTCTCCCAAAGAGAAATTTTTCACACCTGCTTTTTTGTAAGACCAGGTTATTATCCCTGAGCAATCAAAAGTGTCTGGACCCCGCCCACCCCAAACATACGGTTTATCGATTTGCTCGGTAGCTATGGCTAAAGCTTTTTGGGCTATATAATCAGGAACAATAACCTGCCTAGGCCCCATGCACCCAGCTAATAGCAGAATAATCGCTAAAAAGATATACACAACATCACCCCTCTAGGGTTATTATACCATCTTTTAGCAAAATCAATTCATTTTCTGTTAAATTTTCTGAACAGTGAACAAATATCACAGCAGGCTTACAGTGATTGGCAACCGTAACAGCTTCGACCTTAGGACAAACAGCCACAAGAACCTCTTGCACCGAGTGTGCGTGGAGAGGTTGCAAAGTATTAGCCAAAAAAGAGTAATCCATACAATCACCTCTTTATTATTAGAGAGAGAATTTCCCTGAAATAAGCATATACAGTGTTGCTAAATTCAGTATCACATCGCATCTGCCCTTTTATCGTGTGTTGCCCAGCAGAGAGAATCAAGAGGTCGGTTAATATAACAGGTACCCAAAACGTACCAGTGTTAGTATCTTGTATTGCCTGCGTCCTTCTCGGCTCTCCGTCTACAAGCAACCGGTAGAAGCCTTTGCAACTCAAACCCCCCATAGCATTTAAATATGCTGATATTCTGCACAAAATTAAGACAGTAGCTTCGTCTGCCAGAGTAAAGTTTAATTCGAAGCCAGGGATGTCAACCCACTCTTTAGAAGTGGTGCTTGATCCTGCTGTGTCATCAAGAAGATATATCTCGTTAGCTCCGACTGCCCCTTTCGCTATTTTAGCCGTTGTTGTGGCTCCGTCGCTTAGTTTATTGGTATCTATTGCCCCGTCGCTTATTTTGCCAGAGTTAATTGCATTGTCACCTATTTTGTCTGTATTTATAGCCCCATCAACTATTTTATTTGCATCAACAGATCCGTCGCTAAGCTTGGAATTATCTACTACCCCATCTCGCAACCGATCTTTGTCTACTGCACCTGGTACTATCTCTCCCCCTCGTATTGGCTCGGCAGGTCTACCCTTCCTGGTTTCCTTCTGAAGCCAAACGCTTCTCCCACCAATCACTTTGCCAGAACAGACAATCTCTGTCCGAAGTCTTGTGGGTTCTCCGTAGTGTCGCACTGACTCAACTGCATAGAAGTCGATTGTAGACGAAATAAGAGGGTTGCGTATAGCTACAGTCGAGAAGGTGTCTATTTGGGGCATGTAAGGGAGGTTGACTCTTGTTGTGGCAGGGAGGGAGGAGAGGTCATGTAGGACAGCGTTGGCGAGTCTTAAAGCTTCTTCTTCAGTGTCGATAAGGGATGTGTCGGCTTCTTCGATCTCCATCGATCTCTTGCCAAACTGTGCGATAGAATCATTATCTTGCACCGTTACAAACTTTCTTGTTTTAGAAACTTTGTCTCTATAAGTCACCTTGACAAAATTACGCACGTCGACATCGCTTATAGCAAGGTCTTGGGTGTAGATTTCCTTATCAGCGTCAAGCGTGAAGTCTGGAGTATTTTTCAGTCTAGGTGGTTCTAGGAAGGTGAGTCGGAACTGACCATCAATGTACCTATACCCCAAATACCAGCCGATCATTGAAGCGACCTTCTGAATCGCGTCCCACACACTTTCATACTCCACCTTATATGGTGTGACAAGGAAGGAAGGTGAAACAGGAGTGTGAAGCGCGTAAAACGCATCTCTATAAGTGTATTCAACGATGTACGTGCCTGAGTTGTGGAAAGATATAATACCTGCCCCTAAGTCAATGTTGGCTATATCCGTCATCGCACTTGATTCGTTTGGGCGCTTTACGGTGTATGTCGTTAACCACCTGTGCGAAAGGGAATAGTCGGTGTACGCTTCTGCAATGATTGTGTCTGAGGCAGAGAGTGTGGGGAAGCTATCGTCGATTATCTGCTGTATTACCGTTTCGGCAGGTACTCCTGCTTCGCTTCCGTATTCCTTGGAGGTGTAGATGTAGGCGTCTTGCAAGAGTTTAGCAGGGTCATAGGCTACTACATCAACCTTCGAGCGACCTGGTTTAATTTCTCTGATATACCCTCGCCAGCGTTCGACGCCATCGACATAAAAAACTACCTCTCGATTAGGATAGAGAAGTGGGGTCGGGTTGTTGAATTTTGAACCAGAGTCGCGAGGGGAGAAGGAATCACGTGCCAAAGTGGGTTCGGCCTGAAAGAGGTAAGCTAACAGTAGGCAGACATCATCTTCTGAGTCGAAAGTCTTTTCGCTGCCCAAGACTGTTTCCGAATCCACCACTGCTTCTGAGTCCCATTGACATTGATACTGTCCACTGTTGCCTAAAGTGAAGGAAAGAGAGGACACAATACCGTCCACCCCACTAGCACCGACTTGGGAGACGTCGCCTCGGTCGAGGGAGTGGCTTAGTAGATAGTCGGAAACATCAATCGGCGTGGGGTTGAGTATTTCTAACCTTAAACGTGGGTACAAGGAATCACCTGCCTTTCGGGGCGACTACGCTATCTTAATAATTTGTCTACTTCTTCCTTGAAGACTTCTGGCACTTCTTCAACTTGCATCATCCCAGCGAGAATACGTTCAGCTAATGCGTGAATAATTACGTCATTCATCGCTTACACCTCCACCAGAGTAATAGTCGGCACTCCGTTATTGGCCGTAACTTTCCATTGATAAAACTTGCCGTTGCCAGCGTCCTTTATCGTATACCTGCTGTCATAGTAGTTTATGATCGTCTCTGCTACCGTTCCTTCGACTGCATGGTGGTACGTGAAAAAGACAATATCACCTGCCACTAAGCCCGGATGAGTAAAGGATAGTTTATCGGCCGAGATAACTGCGTTTGCAACCGCAACTTCTGTTTCTACTCCTGTAACAGAATCAATCTTACTAATTTTCTCCAACGTTGCGATCGGAAAGTCTGAATTAGTAACCTTAATACCAGTCGCCTCATAAAGACCTGCTACAGGTAAAACATTTTCTACGTAAACTGTCCCACTAGGGTAACCAAACAAGCTTCCAGATGTTTGTATATCAGTCACTACAGGTGTCGCTAACTGATAAGTTAGTGTGGTTGCTAAAGCAGCTAGGGTATCACCTTTTACTCCTACTTGTTGAGTGTTGTCAGCAAAGTAAGCCACGAACTGCCCACCTTCGGCCATGTCTGCGTAGTTAATTACCGTGCCACTTGCAACGTTGGTTTTAACTCCGACCCTCTTAGCTAACTGATAGCCCATTTAAACCACTCTCCTCTCCAAATGCTCATCGAAGACATTGCCTAGATTATTTAAATTGTTAGGATAGATTGCTATATATTGTATATTATTGTCTTCTAATAACTTAATCTTCTCCTTCATTTTTTCTTCGTATTTTTCATAACCCATCAAACCGAAGTATTCTACTATAGTACCATCTTCTAAAGCCCAATCTGCTTTATTTGTTTTTTTAAACCCCTCAATAAAACTAGAGTATCGAGGATGTGGCTTATGCTTTATATTGTTAATATACATAAAATCATCAATAAACTTTTCCGCTCTACTGTCGCATAAATGCCCATCTTTAGCGATACAAGGATATGAAAACCTACTATTAAAAACCTCAAAGCCACAATATTTTAAAAATTTATTGTAAGAACCAAACTTATTACCTAGCATATCTGCACTAAACTTAAAATCACCACTTCTATAATCCTCATCAACTTCTAATTGCTGAGGAGGGATGTCAGTAATATCATACCTTTCTAAAAACAATTCTTTTATTTCTCCTTTAGTATAATAATGAACAGAATAAGCATTAAGTTCTAGTCCACAATATTTTGCGAACGCATTTAATGTACCAAATTTTCTTCTAATAACGAACATATTAAAAGGCAATTTCCCTAGCTTATAATCCTCGTATACCTGTTCTATAGATGGCGATTTGCCCGTATATATGTCTAAAAAAGCCTGTTTCATTTCTTCTTTGGTCCAATCCTCTGCCCTCCATTTCGGATACTCATAGCCTAGTTCTCTTAATAGATTTTCATAACCACCATGCTTCTTCAATGTATACTGAGACAATATTCCGTTCTCATATATTTCCCTCTGATATGGAACATAGTCTAATGCAGAAATATAATCATTTAACTTATTTAAAACTTGGTTCTTTGTATACTCTCCTGGGTATGAATATCCAATCTTCTCGAGAAGTGCAAGATAACCACCATGTTTAGCTATATCTCCTTGGGTTAAGATACCCTCTTTTATCAATTCTTTTTTGGTAGGCACATAATCGTTCTCGCATATATATCCTTTAATAGTGCTTAACATTTCCTGTTCAGATAAAGTTTTTTTCATTCTAATCAACCCACCTTATTTCGTCTCGTATTCCATTAGGAAGGCTCCTTAACTCTTGCCCTGCGTTGAGGTACAACATGGAAGTTTGCTTTTTATCGGCAGACTCACTTTTTACCCTAACTGCACTAACTGTAGATTTAGTGCCATTTATATATGAGTATTTTACTAATAATTCTGCGTCTGTTTTGGCGTACTCGGTATCATCTACAGCTAACAGCATAAATTCTCTAATCTTTACATCGCTTGTAGGCCGGTTAGCCCACCAGCCAACTTGCTCAATTTCTTTTGTAGCATTTATTTTCCATATTTTGCGACCTGCTGTGGAATTATAGTTTTCGGCAGCACTTTCAAATAATCTAGCAGCATCAATATACTGTACCCAGGGCGTGTTGCGAGTAGATGTTGCAGACGTTTCTGTTATGTTGTAAATTAGGATATATTTACCTATAGGCAACTTCGGGATCGGAGTAATGGAATTAAAGAATTCTACATTGGCAGAGAAAATCTTCTCCGCACCTCCTCCAGAGCCTAATATATTACTGTGAGTCAAGCCACGAACTACTGCACTAACTTGCCCATTAGCACAGTTCTTCGGTAAAGATACAATGCCATAGCCTGTTACACTCTGTTTAGCCTCTTGGTTAATGTTGACATTAGCCAGGGTGTTTTGGAAGTCGTTTAGTTCTTTCTCTATAACAGCAGTCTTTACTGCGTACTTCTCATCGACATCTTTAGTTTTCTTATAACTGATAGGATCGAGCATTACATCACCACCCAAGCAGTACCGTTTGAGTACTCCATTACATCTGTATCCACAGAGTAATATATATACCCTGCTCTGACTGCGTTGGCTTGAGGACGGTTGGCAGAAAGTCCAGAGGAAGAAGCTTCGTCTTTGACTTTCTGATTGCCACTAGTCTGGTTAGCTTTGATTGTAGCAAGTTCTGCTTTAACCGCTTGAAGTTCTGCGTTAGTGGCGTAGTCTTTTGTATTGAGTAGGTCTAAAACTGTTTTGATTGCGTCTTGTTTAGCGCCTGTCGAGAGGTCTTTAGCATTGATAGCATCTAATATAGTCTTGATAGCATCTTGCTTGGCAGAGGTGGCAAAGTCTTTGGCGTTGAGGGTATCAACCTTTCCTTGCAGCACAGTGTCTTCTGCCTGCACCTTGCCTTCTGTTCCGTTGATACGGTCTAGGATGTTCTGCCATATATCGTCTACTATGCGACCAATACGAATATTAGCCATTTGATCACTCCTTGGTGAATCGTGTTTTCAATTCAAACTTCTCTTGCAAAGCTAAAAAGCGTCTGCCATCTGGGTCGGTGACGAGTAGTTCTACTGTATATTCGCCACTAGGTAAAGATAAGTCTTCTGCTGAGAGAGTGACCTCGACCTTCCCTTCAGAGCAGGAAGTGACTTCTATCCCTGTGCCTATTTCTTTAGCGAATATAATTTTAGTGCCGTTTACGAAAGAGAACTTCAGAGCCATGCCTGTCAGTTGTAAAGGTTGCCCCACATCATCAAGAACATTTATTCTCAAAGTCACATCTGTATCTTGGTAGGCTTGCAAGCTGTCACCTCCAAAGTCGACACAATTTTAGCTGTCGCTTTTTCTATAAAGAGAAGGGAGGGTAAGGGGAGATTCTGAAAAAGGTAAGAGAATAACTCGACTGCATTTTCTTCTGAGTTGAACACTTTCTCGCTATCTAAGAGAGATTCTGAGTCCATTGTCATGTCGCTACTCCATGCTTGAGAGAGTCCGTACTCCACACCTACACCTCCGTTGCCCTGATATGAAGAATCTTGCCATTCGGGTAATGGACGCCATTTTGTGAAAATTTAATTAATTCGAGGTTTATATCTAGCTTTACTTGTATTGGCGACTCTCCATAAATAATAAACGCCCCCTCTGCCCCCATTGTCGACTTATAGTGAGAGAGAATAGGGGCGGCTTCTTGAGGGGTAAGAGGTGCGGTGTCGAACTCCCACACCTCTTTGATAGCGATAGTATCAGAACGGAGGCGACCTGTTTGCGTGCGATCTCGATCTTCGACTATTTCGGGGTAGCACCTAATATTTTTTGCTTTAGGAATGTCTATCCCATTGAACGAAATGAAAGCCATAAGCCACCTCCTATATGCCGTAAGTTGCCAGAGAGCTCGACCTAGTAGCATTCCGCATGATTCCCTTGACTTCTTGCTCGAAGTCGTCCATACCGAAGATTGGGGCGTTGAAATTGACAAAGATAGGTGTCTGCGAGGTAGGTTGATAACTTCCTGTTGTCGGGTCACTTACTTGGTATCGTCTGAGAGCGATCTTAAAGCCGCTTGGTACGTTTCTTAAAGCTTCTGATACTTCCCTGGCAGTGTCAGCGAGTTTTGCCTTCGCTTTTGCTTCCTCATAGCTTAGATTAATTAAATCTTGCATAGACTGAGAAAGGTCGGTCTGCTTTCCATTCAACTCGTCAACCTTTGCTTTCGAAGCTTCTGCTAGGTCACGGAATGACCTGCCGACAAGAGGAAGGCTTGCTAGCCACTGGAAAGCACTGCTTAGCATCTTAGCTACTTGTAATTGTCCCCAGTTAAAGATATAAGCGACATTCATCATCGCCACACCTAGAAGCTTTAGAATCGGGAAGATTGCTGCGAGTGCAGGCTCTAAGACTGTGCTGAGGATAACTCCGAGCGCATCAAGAACAGGTGAGAGAGTGCTTGAGAGAACTACCGTGACAGGGAGTAGAGGTTCTAGGAGTCTGCCAAGTGCGTCAGAAGCAGATTGAAGGATCGGGTTTATAACAGCTAGTGCTTGTTTGAAAGTTTCGCTCTCTGAAGCCAAGGCTATCAACGTACCGACTACTCCACCCACAGAGGCAGACATACCACCAGCAGCGAACGCTTTGGAAGTGCTTTCCGACATACCGAAAGCTTTCCCTGCGATCGGCAGTTGACTTAGCGCTTGGTCTCGCATCGACTTCTGCCAGTCTTTGTATATTTTCTTTTTGGCAGCAGCGTCTATTTGGATATTCAGCTCTCTGAGCTTCTGAGTCCACTCTGAGGTGGCAGACATCACTTCGCCTATTGATTTCCCTTCTTGGATCATCAAGGATTGGCGCTCGAGGATTGCTTTTTCATATAAGTCAGCTTGATATTTGAGCGAGTCAAACATTCCGCCTTTAGCGATTGTAGTGCGTGCAGTAAGGGCGGTTTGGTTTAACCCTGCCTCAAGATCGTCTTCGATTTTTCTGATTGCATCGGAGAAATCTAGTTTGCCGACTTCTTTTTGCGCAGCATCAATATTTGTTCTTAGCCACAAAGCGAACTCTGAACTATCAGAGAAGCCTGCGCTTAGATATTTAGAGAGAGCGTCAGAATAAACTTTAAGGGCGTTACGTGGATCGTTTATCTGAGCGCCTGTCTTGGTGTCGATAATTATGCTGCTTTGGACAGCTATTTCGATTGCATCTTTTAAATTAGCCTCTAATTTATCTTGATTGGCTATTTTAATGTTTATTTCAAGATCGCCATAGCTTGCGTTGATGTTTTTTAATAGTTCACCAACAGCTTCTTTCGCAGGTCCTTCGCTTAAAGAAGAATAGACACCGAGAAGACTATCTGACAGAGATTTGAGAATGTCTTGGTAGCCTGCCCACATATCTGTGGCGTCGAGAAGTCCTAGGACGAAAGCGCTGTCCAGCTCTTGAGCTGCCTTCTTTGCTAAGCCTACCGAACTAATAAACTCACCGAACTGTTCGTCAGGGAGTTTAAGAAGGTCTTCTAAGCCAAGGCCGAAAGAAGCGGTCTGGTGCTTGCCATTTTTAGTGGGGAGAAACATATCTAGCCCGTGATAATTTTTAAGCAAATCGACTCTAGCTTGGGTCTTGATGTCTTCTAGGACTTGCTTCCAGCCATCTAGGACTTTTCTGCCTACGCTACTAAAAGAAGGGTCTATGCCGTTTTCAAACATTTCTTTGAGAGCAGCTTCATACGCACTAGCATCTTCGCCGAGCTTGTCAAATTCTTTGCCCATGTTTTTGGCGGCTACTGAGTTCTGCCAGAGGACTTCTTGTAGGGAACTGTAAATATCATCAATAGACTTCTTAGCCTTCTTAGTTGAGTTGTTAACGAATTGCCCTAAGTCCAATCCCTCAAAAATGTCGTTGTACAGTTTCTTAACTTCTTCGCCAACAGATACTATGTCGCTCTTAACTTCTTCTCCGCTTTCTGTGGCGTTCATGCGTGCTAATGCTTCTTCGGCAGCCTTGTCGTACATTTTGCCCTTGCCGAGAAAGTTGATTGAAGCAAGATATTTATTTACTTTATAGTCTACTGCGTTGCCGTTGAACACCTTATACGTTAGAGTGTCAATAGCTTTATATAGCGCATACACTACGCCTAGTGCAGCAACAAACATGCCAATTGGGCCTAACACAAAGCCGATTGCTTCTCCGATGGAAGCTGCTCCGCCCTTTACCGCTTTGAAGGCGAAAGCTATTTTGCCTGCAAGCGCAGCAACCGCTGTGAAGGTGGCGGCCACTCCTTTTAAGATACTTGTAAGGGAAGAAAGAGTTTTGGTTAGTCCGCCGATTAGTAAAGATGCAGGGCCTAACAGAGCAACAAAAAGACTGACTTTTATCCACGTTTCTTGAGTTTCGGGAGAAAGATTCTTAAACGCCTCCGTCATGTCTTTGAGCTTCTCAACCACTCTGCCCGCAACGTCTAAGAGCTTACTAAACATTGGCAGGAGGGCATCACCGAACTCTTTTGTTAGTGCTTTGACTTGTTCTTGTAGTATACGTTGCTTAGAGAGGGGGTTGTCTATTTCTCTAGCGAGGTTTCCCTGTGCCTTGCGTGCTTGCTCCATAATAGCACCGTAACGTGCGAGGACTTTGCCAGATTCTGTAAGTGACTCTCCTTGTTTAATGATACCCTCTCTAAGAGCGTACGCTTCGACTGTAGTTTCATTGATGTTGATGCCTAGTTCGCGAAGCGGCATCACCATTCCAACCATACCGCTTTGTAACTTCTCAAATGCCGACTCGAAAGAGATGTTGTAGAAGGAAGCAAGGTCATAAGCCAGGGTAGTAAAGCCTTGTGAAAGATCATAAGCCGCTTGTTCAGTAAGCCCCATTGATTCAGCCATGACTTTGAATGTACCCATCTGCTTACGCATCTCATACTCGTTGAGTCCCAGTGACTTAGCATAGGCGTTGGTGAACTTCCTGCCTGCGGTCTCCATTTTGCCCATAGCAACCGAGAATAAGTTTTCGCTCTCTACGACCTCTCCAGCCATTTGTGTTGCCTTGTAGCCTATCGCTGCAAGAGGCGCTGTGATACGGAGAGAAAGAGTTCTGCCGATTCCCTCCATCTTAGAGCCGAACTTCTCGAGAGCTTGCTCCGACTTAGAGAGAGCTTTCATTAGTTCGTCGTTTTTCGCGCCGATTTTCACGAATATAGTACCTAAATCTAATGCCATGATTCACCTCCTATTCTAAGTCGTCTAAACTTTCTATTTCTCTATAATCTGGTTCGAGGCCGAGCAGGCGGTCTGGTGTCAATAATTGTGAAGGTTGGTCGCTAAAGTTGGGGATTTTGTTAGCGACAACACAAGCAGCAGTCAACAAATCATATAGAAATGATTTTTTTCGCTGTGTGTAGCCATCAAGACAAGCGTCAAACTCCCACATCGTCATCTCCCAGAACTCACCCGCAGGTATACCCATCTCGTACGCTGTAGCCAACAAAGACGACCAGTTAGTAAGAGGGGAAGGGTCTACTCCTCCCCCTCTTTGACGTTTTTTGGTTCACCATTGAAAAGCGTAATCAGCTTCACGATTGCTTCGGTGTAGTCTGTGATTTCCTCAATCTCCATGAGGTCGCCAATTTTTTCTGGTGTCATGTCTTTGTGTAATTTCTTCGCTGTAAGATAGATTAAATCTCTGATCGTCTTTAGCCCAACCGTTTCTTCATTGGCAAAGATAGCAGATAAAGATTTCCCAAAATGTTCCTCAATGTCACACATGATATTAAAATTGAGAGAGAGGATTAATTCCTCTCCCCCCACAGTTACAGACGTTTTTGCAGTTCTAGCCACCTAAAACCCCTCCATTAAGCAGTTTTTGTCCCTTCTGTAATCGCACCAGAAAGCTGTAGGTCAAAGGATGTATTCTGTAAATCGCCTTGGGGTGCAGCTTGTGCTAGGCTTGTAATAATAGCTTCAGCAGTGTAAGTTTTCCCAGAAGCTTCATCAACAGGAACCCACTGCACAGAAACGGACTCGCCAGCAATTTTAGCTGCCATTAAGGCAATCTGCCCAGCGTCGTCTGGCAAATAGTGGAAAGAGCCACTAATTGTTCCAGAAGTATCACCTTCGATATATTCTTTCCAGCGACCAGAGTCAGCGTTTGTTGCTTCGATAGTGTCGGTTGCGATAGTGAAAGTAGCGTCTAGCCTACCGCCTAACTTTGTCCAGGTTGGTGTAGTTGTGCCAGTGTCAATATAGAGAGCCGCAATGCGACCTCTTTTCTGTCCTGCCATTAAATCACTCCTTTATAAATTTGAAAATTGCATACAAAAATAGAGCGACCTCGATCATCTGTAGACAGATGGAGAATATCGCCCATTAAATTAATCTGATAATTGGCATCCTCGTAATTAATAAGGTAATCTCTAATCTCTCTCAAACGGTCATATCCTACAGGGTAAGGCTTGCCTCTCACTCTAATCTGAATAGTAGGGTACTCGCAAGAATTGTAAGCAGGCGAGAAGCCCCCAGTGTCATAGATAGTTATTGTTGTGTCGGGTGCGTCTGGTTCCTTTCCAACGTTGATACTCCACCCACTAGAGGCAACCCATGACCCATAGCCCTTTGCGATTAAAAGATCGGCAATGTATTTAGCCGTACTCATGAGCCACCCCCTACCTTGGATTTTTCGGCGATGTGCAAAGCGTACTTACTGGCATTTTCTTTGAAAGGCTTTTCCAGGTACTTCGCTTCACCGTCGGTGTGTTGGTATTCGAGTTCTTCGTGTTGGACAGCAGCGTAAATCTCGCCAAAGCCAACCTCGCCCACAAAACCATCTTGCGTCTTCTCGAAGGCTGTATAGCCACTCGCTCGCAGTTCGCCAGTGTCTAAAGGTGCGAGTTGCTTAGACTTTCCGAGCAAATCAAGGCAGACATCTTTGATAGATTGTTCATTTTTCTTAGCTATGTCTTTGATCGCTTGGTTCATCTTGCGTTGTACTTGTGCCAACCCTTCTAGCTTATAACTACCTACAGCCATGCTTTGTACCCCACAATCTTGCCGTTAAGATCAACTAAGGTGTCGACGGCCATAATGTCTTGGGGTGTACCGTCTTGAGATAGAAAACCTGTTGTCTCGACGGGGTATTCGGCGTGGATCTCGCTCTTACTCATCTTTTCCTCGCCAGTTTTGGAGCGAATCAAGCGTTGTCTATTAACCCATCTGCAAGCGATCTCGATTCCCTCGCCTGCTGTGTAGCCTCCCCAACCGTCTGGGGCAGCAGGGTGGTAGTAGCACTTCTGCTTTAGTCGTAGCTTCATCGGAAAGGCACCACCTTAGCTAAGAAGGGTTCGAGTAATGCCCTTGCAGACTGAGAAAGCTTCTGGTTTTGCCTTACGGTTATAGCGTCGTAAGATTCCCCAGCATCACCAATCCTTACCGACACAACACCTTTACGATCTTCCTCCGCACCTAAAAGAGAGAGGGCCTCTTCACAGGTGGCATACTTAATAAGGGGAGGAATACCGTCAAGTACGTTTCTCGGCCATGCGTTCTCTTGTGTAGAGTCAAGTTTTTTGCCAATGAAACGCATTGAGTCGATCCTCCGTGTTGCAGTCGCTAATGCCCTCTCTTTGTCGAGTTCGCTTGCTTCATGCCATTTCTCGGAATGTAGGCGAGAAGAGAAGTAAACATCTGCTTCGGAAATAGTGAGATAACTCATTTCTTCCCACCCTTTTTCTTAGGTTTCTTCTTAGGCTTAGGTTGAGGATTAAATCCTGTGATGTCATGGACTATGATACGATCACCCCCACAAAGGGGGAGTTACCCCCTTAAGCTATTTTGTGAATGAAAGAAACGATTCTGATGTTCTTATTCTCGTAAACTCTTGACCAGTTAGCAGCATTAGCAAGTTCAGCGTTGGTCGGTGAAGAGCCAACTACTGCGGCATCCTGGAAGGCCACTCCGCGTGGGTGTAAGAGGAAGTGCTTACGATTGACGAGAATATCTTCACCTTGGAGAACATTTCTGCCCATCTCTGTAGGCACAGGAGGTTGGCCGTCACCGTAAGCGATAGCCCCTTCGCCAAATAGATAGGTAGTATAGATGTCGTTAGCTACAGGGCAGCGATCGTCAACAATAACTCGCTTGCCATTAAAACGCTTGACGCGTACGCTTTGGCCATTGAAGGTCTCTAACTCTTGAGTAAGCAGGCCTTGCTTAATCAAGGATGTTTCTGTGGCAGAGTGCATCATAACGCCAGTTAGACGATCTTTAGCGTCGCCCAACATCTGCTGAGCATCAGCGAAAGTTGAAGCGTTGATGGTGTCCGCATTGGCTACAGCAGAGATGTCGTGAACGTTGTTAGCCATATTAGGATCAGCGAAGACACCTGCTAGAGTAGACAAGAGGGTGTCCTGGAGTCTGCGTGACCAGTAGTTAGCTACCAAGTCGCCAATCGCACCCATTGGATCATCACCACTTAGGGCTTTGGCTAAGTCGTTAACGCCCCAAGCTTTACCTCTGAGAAGCAAGGCAGCGACGTCTTGGCCTGCTGTGATGTTGGTTACTTGCAGGGGTGCGGCGTCACTTAGGACTTCGTCGTCACCTGTAAGATCGTTCCAATAAGGCATATTGATTAGACGTCCGCCTTTTGTGGCAAGGACATTAAAAAGAGGATCATTTTGAACGATCCCACTTTGGACTAACGCGGACAGTTCCGCAGTTCTTTGGATTACGTAAGGGTTAAATACCTCGGGGACAATTACGTCCGCAATTCTGGTTGCTGGCATATTATCTCTCCTTTATTATGCAGTTATCGTCATTGTTATTTGATCCGTAACTGCTGTTACACCAGATTTTGACAAATTGACATTGAATACATAACTACCATCAACACCAGTCTCAGCAGCAGTGTACGACACTTTCTCGACTTCAGTCGCTGCTCCGTCTAGTTCTAGGACTGCAAGCTGTGCTTCGACCTCAGCCTTAGCCTTTGCTTCGGTATCAGCTTTGGCTGCAGTAGTAGCGAAGGTAGTGCCTTTGATTAGCGCCTTAGTGACAACTAAACTGAATGTAGCTGCCCTAGGGCTTAGTTCTTGTTCGACAAATAAATTAGCATAGTGGTCTTCGTCTGTAAGCCTGCCATTTCGGTGTTTATGATCCGCAAGCTTAGCACTGATAACGGTAATCACCGTGTCTATCTCTGCCTTAGCTGCGGCAATCTCGTCTGCTGTGTAGGCTTTAATGTCTGCCCATGATGCCATCTATAAACCTCCTTTACCTGCGTCTTGCCTGCTCTTGTAAGGCCTTAGCCTTGGCAGGGTCACGTCTAAATAACTCCCCTTGCTTACTCAGATTGAAAGTCTCTGGCAAGAAGGGGTTTTCCTCGGGTGGCGTACCTGGGTTAGAGGGTGCGCCAATGTCTGCTCGTTTCTTCAAGTAAGGTTTACTCTCAAGTAGCTTTGTCAGCACCTCCTTGGGGTCAGCTTCATCTGTAAGTTCGTTTTGCACCAACAAAAATGCCGCCTCTGGGTCAATGACTCCCAGCTCAGCGGCAACTGCCTTAACTTCAGCCTGCTTGGCTTTTTCGGCTACTGTTTGATACTTCTCTTGCCATTCCTTGACCTTGGCTTCTGATTCAGCTTTAAGCTTTTCAACTTCGGTCATAGCAACTTTCTTTTTTTCTTCCTCGAGTTGCTCTTCCCATGCCTTGCGTTCTCTGGCTAGCCTCTTTGAGATCACAGCATCGAGTTCAGTTTGGGTAAAGGTTTTCTCTGGTGTCGGTTCCGTATTGTTCCCCTCGTCAGGGTCTGCAAAAAACTGCAAATTAAACTTTTTCATTCTCATACCTCCATTTAGAGCCTGTCGGCTTTCCGTGCGCAGTTTATTGTCATAAGCACGTTTCGGACATGCGGGCAACTAGCCCTCAATAACGATCTCTCTAACCTTTATATCGAAGCATTTGCCAAACCACATGCGCCAAGTAGTAAGATATTTCTTGTTGTTTAGCGTGTATTCAGAGCGATAGAAAAGAGGGAAAAGCTGTTTGGAGC